ATTTTAGAGTTACCATTACGATCAACAACAGCATAATCGAAACCAGCAAATAAACATTCCATTGAAACAAACCATTTACCTTCTTCTATCTCTTGTATTATTTTATTTATTCGCTGACGATTTTCAGCGTTTGTCCAACTATTATATAAAACGGCTTCTGTTATTATATCAAATTGATCTGGAGCTTCAGTATCTTCTGCTATAACAAGGCCGCTTTTGTCAACAACATAACTACCAGTAATATGTCCTATTATGTCGTTTTCATTGTGCATGAAGTTGAATTGTTTATCTTCTGGAGTATTTCTTGCCGCCCATGTTTGTTCTGGCGCAAAGACATCATCGTTTTTATTCCATCCAGTAGATACTAGTATAGACTTAATATAGTATAAATCTATTTGTTTTGGATTAGCACTTGATGCTTTAATTTTTTCAACATGAACAATAGATTCATTCAATGTTGGTTCAGATATTAGTGCTGGTGAACAATATGCAATAGAGGCATTTGACTGAACAGCTTCAGCCACACCGTCTATAATTTCATGATTAAATATTTTCATATTTTATGTACTTTGTGTACTACCTCTCAAAATTTGTATACACAATTTTTTACTTTTTAAGTATTTTAGGAGGTTTTGTACTCAATAAATAATCCAATAATATATTTTCTATAATTATCTATTGTGGTATCTTCTATGTTAATATTTTTATCATCAATCATTTGTGCAAACGATTTTGGCGTTTTTTTACCATTTTTTAATATATCAAAAATTAAATTATTAGAAATATCTTGTAATACATCTATATTAGTAAATACATCTAACTTGAGAGTCTCTAGTTCCATAACTTCGGACTTAGTTAGTTGTCTAACATTTTTCTTTTTATGAGTATTTAAGTATGCGCTAGTGAGTGTTTCCGATATTTGTGACCAAGCCTTATCAGCCCAAACAAATAATTCTGCAACGCCGGGTGTAGATTTTGGCTTTACTGACCTTGACTGTCTTGGTTCAGAATCTTGAGAAAATTTTGGTCTACCATTTGGATTTGGTGGACTTGATTGATTAGGTTGACCAGATGGTGCTGAAGTTGGCGCAGTTAATTGATCAACACTGCTTTCAAGACCAACATCTTCTGGAGTGACCTTTCCAGTTTGTAAAGCAATACGCTCAAGATTTTGCTTATGTTTTGGATCATGAAATGGACCAGCCTTTGGTATTTCTTCTCTATTTTTATTTTCACGTTTAATGCGAATATTTTCAATTTGTGGAATTTCTTTAAATCTTTCAAGAAGTGTTTCGTGGCTAATAATATCCCTATCTGCCAATTGAATGAGAAGATTTTTCTCTGCCGCCTCATCTGATAATGTCATTTGGTCAAATTGTATGTGGGCTTTATATCTAAAACCCATAGCCTTTCTAACTATTTCTACTTCTTTTTCCCAAAACTGTATAAGTAAATCTCTACCATATTGTAGTCTTTCAACCAACGTTTTTAAAGATATAAAATTGTTTGTAAATCCACCGCCATTGGTTGCCATGCCAGTTAATGTTGGTGGAACACCTAGACCAGCATAAATACTATTAAGAACAGAATTATACTTTTCTGAACCAAGGAATTTATATACTTCACTACTAGATTCTTTAAAACTTAATTCTGGACCCCAAACTAATTCCATTGTACCGCCACCAACGTTACTAGATAATATATCTCTTAATTTATTAATGGCGCTTTTATTTGGTAAAATCTTATATTCAAGATTGCCCAATGTCCATAATCTAATATTTGAAATTGCTCCATCTAATGCTGATAAATCTGCTAATCTCATTTTTTCAAGCATGATAATATCATCTAATATCGCATAAATCATTGGATTGGCCCACTGTCTCCAATCATCCTTTTTATAATGAAATACAGATAATCTATCTGACTCTAATGGTATATCTTTTTGTCCCTGTTTTAAGCTTTTCTTGATAACAGGTGGTAGCGTTTCTAGTACATGATTTGGAATATCGCCACTTGTAAATTTATCAAAGAAACTATTGGTAGTAATTGTATAGTTATTCATTCCCATAAATAGAGACATACTTCCATCCTTTAACTTTATTGTTAGAGGATTAAAGAAATTATATCGCCAAGGAATTTGATTTTTTGTCATACTAGGCACTTCTACGCGAATATCTTTAGATAATGCCTTCATGTAATTATTTAGCTGTGGAGTGACATTTGCATAGCTTCTATATATGATGACATTTCCACATTTATATAAATTATTTAAGAATCTTTCTGATCTTTCTTTTCCATGAACACTCTTAAACCATTGTTGATAAAACTTTTCTACGCTTTTATTTTGATGTACAATATTTATTCCCTGACTACCAAAGTCGCCCATGAGATCAATTATATTTCTAATAATTCCAACCTTATCATATGCATCCATGCACATTTTAATGATTTGTCGTTGTTGCTGTGGAACAGCCTCATTTGGTCTAAATGCGTAATAATCATTATGACCAAAGTATGGCCTTACAGAACGATTTGGTTCAATATCTATGAAATGACGATATGAGCTTCCTTGGCTTTTACTAAGACCACTATAATAATCAACATTATCAGAAAACTTTGACATAGCATCTGCTCTACTTTGAGCATTATTATCGTCCCATGTGATCATGTCATCGTCATTCATATTGTTTTCTCTTTAATTGTAATGTTAATTGGATTGTACAAATATTAATACACATCTTTCATATTTTCTGTAAACCAGCTTGGTCCAGAATAATATTTTTCATTTTGTTCTTTTTGGTGATAACCGCCAGCAGCAAAGCCACCATAGAATTGATAAATTTCTTGCTCTGGTTTTCGCTGTAATGTTCTAGCTGCAATATTAGCCATGAGTAAAGCAGAATATCGGTCCTTTCTCATCTTTTTCTTTTTTCCAGTACCAACAATTACTTCTGGAGTATCCCACCTATCTCTACCATTAGATGTTTGTGTCATTTGTATCATTGATAATTCGTCTTTTAATTCTTCTATTTCAAATACGCATTCTTCTAAAGTATCATACATTCTATTTTTAATCATGTCTTCTGAAGAAGATAAACCAATACTTACTGCGTCAAAAAATGGAAATATCAAAACTTTATCTTCAAAATCTTTTCTCATACCGTGATTTGCTTCAGCCAACCATTCGTGTTTAGCAAATTGACACATTTCTAAAATATGTAAGCCTCTTTCTCCGTCGGTATCTTTTGGCTTATCGTCTTCTATTATAGGCCAAATTGGTAACTCTCCACTCTTTAATTTATCATTATCATGCAAAGATTCCATTATTGCTATACCACCACCTTGAGCATCTATTGCTATGTGTACGCACGGAAACTTAATCATCAAATCTCTAATTTTTCTAGCACAATAAGAATAGAAATCTGTTTCAGACGAGTAACCCTTTTTTATTCTTTCCTTATGTTCTGATCTTGTTGTTGTCCAACAATGTACAATTCTACGATGATCTTGATTTAGTTCTAGAACAACAATACTAAAGTTATCAACTTCAGACGCAGGGTCAACTCCAAAGATATATTTTTTATTATTATCACCAATTAAAGACGCTTCAAAATTAATTTGATTACCAGAGTGATCAGAAATAATATTATTTTGTGATAAAACACACGATTCTATTAATGATCTTTTAAAGAATCCTTGGCTATCTCTTGTGAAACAAGCTCCATATTCCATTTGATATATACCAGTATGAACTGTGGCTTTTGATCTAGCAACTTGGTCGGCATCCATAAATCCTTTTGGAAGTAATTCATATGGCATTCTTATAATTGAATATTGAGTCCAATCAAAGCTTTCTGGTGGATCTTCGCCATTAAAGATCTCTTTTAGTTTAGATCTATTACCTTTACTTTTGATTATAGATCTCCACTTTTTCCAATAAGTAGCAAAATGATTAAAGTCATAATATGCTGTACCAGATAATATAATTTGGTTATCTTTTTGATCTATATTACCTATTTCTTCTTCTATCTCAATACCAAGCTCTTTAGCTTTATTTCGTGCTGCTAATCTCTTTACATTTTCAACTGGATCGGCACTAACTGCTGCAAAGCCAGCGACAACATTTTCAAAGATTTCTCTTGGTATACTTGCAAATTCGTCTGCTAATATATCGTTTGCTCTTTGTCCTCTAATCTTTTGTCCATCTCCAAGTGGTAAGCATGTAATTGTGCTTTCATTTAATCTTAAAACGCATCTATCAGTATCTCGTCTTGGGCCACTATCTGAATCACATAAGTCTCTAAGCATTGGAGAATTACGCCATATAGTTTCCATATATTCAAAAATAACTTTACTCTGCCTAAATGCAGCACCAACAACAACAATTTTTCTTCTAGGCAATATTAAAGCTCTTAGTACTGCATATAAAGATAATATAAAAGATTTACCAAAACCTCTACTAGCAATTAACATTGGGAACTTTCTTTCCCATAATTCTTTAAGAATTAATGATTGCGATGGAAGTAATTGTATATTTAGAATATGGTTTGTTATGAAAGATAAGTATTCTGGCCTCGTCATTAACCACGTTAAACGTAAATGAAAATCATCATCATTTGCATTAAGAAAAGACATGGGATTAAATAATGTAACATCTACATTATCTATTCCAAGCCAAGCTTCTTCAATATTTTTAAGTTTTGATGTCATTCTTTAATATGCCAATGTTCTAAAATAGCATCAGCAAAACCATAATATACAGCTTCTTCTGCGTTTAAGTACCAATCGCCATTCTTTAGTTTTCTAATTAGAAATTGTTTTACCTGTTTTTCGCTTGGCTTTTTTCCAAATTTTTCATAAAAGAATTTACCATCTACGCACCTTCTAGCATAAACATTAAACATTACATCGCATATTCTTTTCTCATAATCTGCTTGATTTATTGCACTTAAATAATCTGTATTAACATCTGTTGATCCATAGTGCGACATAAAATGAGAATTTGGAGTCATATAACGATAATCTGCCGCTTGCATAAATATGCTACTCATTGATTCAGCCTGACCATAAATAATAATTGTTACATATGATCTACACATCTGTATTGCGTCATAAATAGCCATCCCATCTGTCCACTCACCGCCAATACTATGACAATGAATTGTAATATTTGCGTTGCTTCTCATATCTAATGCTCTCAAGTTTTTTATGAAAGTATTAGACATTCTATACTCTACACCGGGATTTTGATT